CCGAGCCCATTGTAGCCGCACCCATTGTATTGCCAAGATTTGTGTAAGCGCCAATCATTTGCCCACCAAGTCCCGTCGCAGATTGCGCTAATTGCCCGGCAGCAGTTCCACCTAATTGTGATGGCCCCATAAGCATGTTGTATGCTTGGAGATTTTGCGCCATGTAATTTTTCAATTGATCTTGGAAAGTTTGAGACGCCAAGCCGGTAGCAGTTGCACCAAGGCCTTGCACCAAATTCCCGCCATAACCAAGACCTTTTGCAGCCTGACTATTGGTCATCGCACCAAGAGCTTGCTCTCTCGCCCATTGATACCCAGGAGTTTGTTCAAGCTGCGCCATTGTTGGCTGGAATGTTGAAAGCAAGTTCGCGCCGCCCCCACCCACACCAGCCTGTTGAGCACCTGTGCCTTGCACGTAGCCCATAAGCATTTTAATCGCATCACTACCAGCCGATGTGTAAGGCGAAAGGGCTTCTTTAGCTTGCCCGAACATTTGTTGAGCAGCTTGAATGCCTTGCTGTTGCATAAGGGCTGAAAGAATTCCGGCGTTTTGCGCGCCTGCTGCCTGCGTTCCTGCAGCACTTCTTGCCCCAAAACCGGAAATGAGGTTCCCGGCGAGCATTCCACCGCCCATAAGAGCTATTGATACCGGGTCCATCGTAATCTCCTAAACCTGCGTTATCAGTTTATAAACGTGTGTGCCGACGGTAATTGTATCTGTGCCAATTTGTGCCCAGCCTGTTGGCATTTTTGCAGCACTTGGCAACAACACAACCGATCCAGTAATTACGCCAGTTGTTGCGTTTGTGGTGGTTGGAACGCTATTGGCTGCAAGGGCGCTTAAAAGGATTTGCAATTGGCGAGAAGGAAAACCGTTTTCCTCCACAATTCCTTTTTGTGATGTCGGCACAATTACTTTTTGCACATCATGTCTCCATCTTTTCAACTTGTATCCACGCGCCGTTCAAAGCGGAGGCGCAAGCTGCTGACCAAGACAATTCAAACACACGATCTCTCGCAAAGCCCAACCTGCTCCAAGAAGGCACAACGCGATACTCACCCGACCTTCCGAGCGATTGCATTAACCCATTGCCATAGCTCACGCCTCGATCATTGCTCCAGCGAAGTGTAATTTGCGGATCAACGCTAGGATCAAGTTCCGTGCCGACTTCAATATCAGCCATGAAGTTTGTGTAACTTACACGATCTCCGTCGGAGACAAGATGCGGGAATGAACGCAGACGTATGATCGGATTTCCGTCGTCTGTGTAATTGTTTAAGTCGAAAGAATAGAGCTTTCCATTTTGCCAATCGCCAACAATAGTTGTGTTGTATGCTTGTGCAACGCAATTGGCTCGATGTCTTTGCAAGTTCCCGTTCGTATCCACATACGCCCGCTCATGCCAGAGTTGAGTGGATAGATCATAGCACCACGTTTTGCTGGCCGTTGGGAACGTCAGCATGTAGAAAATGTGTGAGCCTTGCTGATAGCAAAAACCGATTGCGTCTGAAATCTTAGTGTAATGCCCGATGGCTTCTGCGATAGCAGGGGTGGAAATGATGTCGGCCTTATAGGCCGTGCCCTGCATGATTAGAGCTTGACCGTTGTTGTCTTCCGAAAGCCAGAAAATATTCAAGCCCCACTTTGCCAGCGACCGTAACGCTGCAATGCCATGCTGCAAAAACACGCCAGGGATCGGCTGGAATGGAAACGGATAAGCGCCAACATTACTCCAAACTTCCGTCGTGCGCTTTCCAAAGCTCCAAATTTCCTTATGCACCACATCGATTATCTGCAGCCTATCTGCATCCCCGCTCATCGTGGCGACAGAAAGTGCGGTGTAAGTTGTCGCGCCGGAGTCACTCGCTTGAATGTTTCCGTTCAACGTCGAAGAAACTAAAAATGTGTCGATGTAGCGGATTTGATTTCCGCCCACAAAATTTGCAGGAGCGAAAGCCGCAAACGCTAAAGTCGTTAAGTTTATACTCCAGGCACTCGTCGTGCCGTCCAGAATAATCACATAACTTTTATTGTCATACATGCTAATCGCACCGCTTTGCGACGTGATCGTGCCGAGCGATTGCAGGATGAATGTATCTGGAACGTAATAAACAACATTCCCGATCACCGCAAACAACAATCCATTGCTTGCCGTGTAAAGCTGACGCACTTCAGCAACAATTCCTTGCGCTAAGAACGTCAGCCCTGGAGTGCAATAATGCGTATAGGGGACTTCAGCATCTTTTGTGTTTTGCTCAGGGTATAAGTTTATGCAACGCTGGGCATTCGCAATGACTGACCGCGCTTCATAAGCACCTTGAACAAGTTGGATCTGAGCCACCTTTTACGCCCCTTATGATGCAGCAAGCACGTTCGCAATCCATACGCCGTTGTTTACGGCAATGAAAAGCACACGTTTAGCGGCGGCATACGACACACCGGTTGCGCCAGCGGTGCCGTTGATCGTGTCGGAAGCTGAACCAAACACCGTGACAGCATCCGCGCTATCGGCATTGTAAAAATACACAACGCTACCGGCAACAGCACTTGGCAGCACAACGCCATAATTACTGCCCGTCGATGTCGTTACAACATTAGAGCCAAGAACTAACACTGGAGTTGTTGAACCACGCGCGGTGCCTACAGCGGTAATGCCGTAATTTGTCTGCCACTGTGGAGTAGCAAGCGCGACATTCAAATCATTGCCATCTTCTAAACGAAAGCCGGACTGAAAACGGTTAGGTATTGCCATTTGATTTACCTCGTTTGGTCCGAGTAGATGTTATAGACACCGGGACGGACCAAGTTATCCGGCATCACAAGGCTTGGGATCTGCGTATTGGCAGACCGCACAGTTTGCATGGAGTCTTTCGCCAACCCTTCATAAGTTGGATCTGGCGGAAGACGATAAGCAGCGCGAGTTCTTACAACCAAATTGTAGTGTAAGGCCGCAAGATATTCCGGAGGAAAATTAAACGTCGAAGTTAGATTGCTGAACTCTGTAAGAGTTTCTTTCAGCAAAATGTGAACTTCGTAAAGGTTTGCTTGTGGGAGTGGCCAAGGATAAATGTAACCCATCGGCCAATCGGAGTCGTAAAAGATACATTGCGAAAACGACACCAATGTTTTGAGTGTAATGCGCGCATAATCTTCGCGCGAGAACAGCAACTGCAAAGGATAATCTACAGCTTGTGTGCCGCTTGAACCCGGCAGCATTCTAAAATACGCGCTTTCGATTTTGTCAGGCCGAACAGGAACGTCAATATCTCCGCCCGGCCCAACACTATATTTTTGAGCCCCAGTTGACACCACGCTTTTGTCGATCAAATGCCAGATCATCCAGCGTTTCACACGCCATTGCGCGATCATCATATTCAGCCGGATCAACGCATCATTCACGTCCTCGGCCAGCAGGGATTGACCAACGCCCAACACACCAGCGTCTTTGTAAGCAAGATTGATGATGTCGAGCGCGGTCGTCATTTAGATGTCCTTGACGTTGAGCACAGGTTTGTTCGAGGCAGGTGCAGCCTTTTTGCTGTCAGCCAATTCCTTTTGTGCTTTCATTTCAGCTAATTGAGTTTTCGCTAATTCCAACTCCACAGCTTTCCGTTCAAGCTCCGCTTCCAATTCATCCTCGCGGGACTTGAAAGCCCCTGGCTCACCCTTTGTAATAAATTCCACTTCTTCTTTCGCATCTCCGACAATAATCGGAACCTGCTTTTTCTCATCTCGATACCCGACAACTTTCGGATATTCTTGAAATTTATATTCCGGAAATTCCATATTTTCATAAACACCGAGATACGGACGAACTTTAGCCATTTACTTGCTCCTTGAGGTAGGGGGGCAACATGCCCCCCTTTTTGTTGTGCGACTTAGATGATGTCGGCAACTGCAACGGCCCATTCTGGACGAACCCAGACATAGCCATACAGAACGTCCAAACGTGTGATGAACTGGTCCGACTTAATGTCGAAGCCCGTCACCATACGCATCGAAACCCCGTCCATACGCTCTCTTGCGGTTTCCTGCATGTTCTTAGGCAGTTCAAGATCCGCAGTCGCCATCGTGACGGCATCTGGGCAGAACGCTAAGTTCTTGCGGTAAACGCTTGAAGCCAGCGTCATTGGGGTGATGGCTGCACC